ATCTAAGCCTAAGTTCTATAGTATTTACGATAAATCTGTAGAAGACTTTGGGACTCTAATTGTAAACTACGCTATCTAAGGAGTAATTTATGGCTGGTAAAAGCGGAAGTAGACTAGGCTCTTTTGTCCGTAGCTTTTTTCCTAAGACTGATAAAAACTTACAAGGTAAGAATAAAATAGGTCCAAAGAAGAAAGGTAAAAAACGAATGACTAGAAAAGAGCTATTAGATAGTCTTTAACAATTAAAAACGAGGAAATAAAACATGCCAAGTTCTGAAAAAATGAGTGCTGTTACTGGTCGTCAGTATGTAGCTGCTGCTAAAATCCCATTGGGTTTTGCAGATTTGCCTACTGCTGGTGATTATTTGGTAACAGATTTACCTGAGGGTGCTGTTGTAACATCTGGGTGGGTCTATACGACTGAAGCCTTTGATGCTACGGCAACACTTACTTTGACAGTAGCCGATGCTGCTGACACCACAATTGATACCCTTAGTGGCGCATTAGACGTTACTGCTGTAGGTAAAGATGACTTAGTGCCTACTGGTGTTGAGTTACCTACTGCTGGAGAAGTTAAGGTGACAACCTCTGTAGACTTAACTCAAGGCGCAGGATACCTGTATCTTGAATATGTCGTAGACGGAAGATCACACTTCTCTGAAGGTTAATATATTCTAACGGCATAGTTAGACGTGTCGCTTGCATTTGCTTGTGTCAGTTACGACGAAATAGTAACCCTGGATGATTGTAACCAGGACTAATTAATTAAGGTAAAACTATGAATAAGACTAAGAAATTTAAAGCCCCTAATGGAAGTGAAGACTTGAGAGTTGTTACCATGTCTGGACATATAACCATTATAGGACAAGAATACAAGGAGCTACCAGAGTTCTTCTGGAGTGAAGCATATTCTCAGGGCGCTTTATCAGAGGATATGACTGATAAGAAAACTTTTGATGAGGCAGTTGCTGAAAAAGCTGCTGAGGTTAAGAAGACCGATAAAGAATTCTTCGAGTTTCTAAAAGAACAATTAAAAACAATTTATGATAACCCAACTGGACAAGTGGATAAGTTTGGAAATCCTATTTATAGGAGGGTTGTCTCTCTAGTTAAAAAGCCTGTTAAGAAAGAGTTAATACAAAAGGCTTGGGGTCAAATTGTAAAACAAGCTGAAAAAGAAAGTAAGGTGTAAGTAATGAATCTTCTAGAATTGATAGAATATTTAAGGGTAAGCATATTAGATGATACTGGTGGTCTAGGAATAGATTGGGCAGATATTAATAAAGACGATAATGAAGCTGCTATGCTAAGGTGGACTAACGAAGAGTTAACTCAAAACATAAACGAAGCCATTAGGCAGGTTTACAGAAGAATACTCCCAGTAAAGGCTATAGCTTTAACTATACCAGTAATAGCAGACACTCATACTTATGCATTAGATCCAGGTATTATCCAGTTACTAGGAGTTAAATCAACTAACACAAAAAGATCTCTTTATGAAGTAGACATAGAGACTTTATGGGATTGTCCAGATTGGGAGTCTAATCGATCTACTCCAACTTCATACATACCAAACTATGATACTGGAACAATTAGAATCTACCCAATACCAGATAAAGATGATACTCTTTCTTTAATGTATTACAGATTCCCAATTAATGAATTGTCTTTTAGTAATAATAACTCTGTTCCAGAGTTAAGAGAGGAGTTTAAAGTTCCAATGTTAAACTATGCTGCATTTTTGGCATTTAACAAAGACGAAGCTAATACTAACGATCCTCAAAAAGCTTCTTTACACTTATCCCTTTTTAATCAAGAGTTTCCTCAAACATCTGCATATTCAGATAATCGTAAAAGAAAGACAACTAACAGAGGAGTTAGATACGGAGGTCTTCCGCAATCTGGAACAACTAAGCTTAGAAATAAATATGGGAGCCTTCCTTTTGATCCCTATTTTAATTAATTAGTATTAGGAATAAATATGCCTAACATAGGAAAATCTGTACTTGTTGATACTTTTAAAGGTATTAATAATGTTCTACCAGATGATAAAAGTGTAGATGGTTATCTAAAGGAGCTAGTAAACTTAGACATAGATAAAAATAACAACCTCTTTAAGAGAAAAGGGTTTGTTCTAAGAGATTCTTCTAGCTTTCATTCTCTATGGTCTAATGAAAACAAGACCCGTATGTTTGCTGTTAGAGATGGAGACCTGGTAGAAATAAAAGCTGATTCATCTTATACTACCCTTGTCCCTTCTATAGGAGATTCTAGGGTAACTTACGATGAAGTGGATAATATAGTTTATTATACTTCTAGATTTAAATCAGGTAAAATAACAAACTCAGTTGCAGGAAACTGGGGAATTGCGGTACCAAATGTAATACCATCTCTGTTAGAAGCTAACGGATCGATGGTTAAGGGTAGCTATCAAGTTACTACTACTTTTGAAACTTTAGATGGCAGAGAATCGGGCAGTTTACTAGCTGCTGTAATATCTGTTTCAGATTTTTCTTCTATAGTAGTAAGCAACTTGCCTGTTAGTACAGACCCTGAAATTGCTTATGTAAACATTTATGTTACCTTAGAGAACGGTGATAACTTTAACAGGATAGCTAAGTTACCTAATGGTACTACAAGCTATACCATTTCAAGTGTAAACTTTTCAGATAGACCCCTAGAAACATTTAACCTCTCTCCTGCACCAAATGGAAGTATTGTCAAATGGGCTCATGGTAGACTGTATGTTTCTCAAGATAACATTCTTTGGTGGAGCGAACCTTATCAATATGACCACTTTGACCTTAGAAAAAATTACTATTACTTTGAAGAAGAAATTACAGCGATCTGCCCTACTCCCGATGGTTTGTGGGTATCTGCTGATAAGATCTATTATGTTGCAGGAAAAGACCCATCGTCTGCACGACTATCTGAAAAGGAAGTTGCTAAAGTTGTCTTAGGAAGTGATGTCAAATTTAGCGGTGCCTATATTTTTATAGAGAATACTCCACTAGGTTATAAGTGGTTTGTTACTACTAATAAAGGTATCTTTGTATTATTTAATGATGGAGTTATTTTAAATATAAGTGAAAGGAATGTAAGTATGCCTGAAGCAAAGAGTGGGGCTTCAGCTTTTATACAGGAAGACGGAATTAACAGGTATGTTAGCCTACTTAAAGAGAAACAAAAATCTAATAATACAGCTATTGGAGACATGGTTACTTCAACCATTATCCGTAATGGCATAACCATAGAATAGGAAAAACATGAAATCATTATTAAAAGAATTAAACAGTGGAAAAATAGAAATCTCAGAAGGTGGGATTATCCTACCAAAATCTAAGATTGAGATTGGTGGTTATTTTACAACTGATGTCAATGGAGAGGATGTTCAAAAGCATAAAAATATTGTAGTTGATGAAGGATTGATTTATGTGATCAATACTAGTCTGGCAGCAGTAGCTCAACAAGCATCTTGGTTTGTGGGTATTTTTCAGAATAACTATACTCCTGTACCTGCTGACACTGCTGCATTATTCCCAGGAGCAGGCGTAGCTAATGAGATTAATGCAGAGTATACAGAAGGAACTCGACCAGCTTATACCCCTAATGTAACAAACTTAACAAACGTATCCAACTCATCTGTACCAGCAACCTTTACTATTAATGCTGCCGTGTCTGCTTATGGAGCTTTCTTAGTATCTGACTCAGTAAAAACTGGAACAACTGGTGTCCTTTGTGCTGCATCTAAATTTACTGCTGTTCGTAACTTGGTCAACGCTGATGTATTAAATGTATCATACCAATTAACAATAGCTGACGCTTAAGACCACTAGGAGATTACTATGCTAAATGGAGGATCAATAAACTCCCATGTTATAGATGGTAGTCCAAGCTTAAGCATAACAAGTGAAAGTATCCTTGAGAATCTAACTATAAATGATATAGTTAGTTCTGGAGGATCAGTATTGTCTGAAAGTAGCTTGGATATTTTCACTTTAGATGATATTGTTAGTTCTATATATTTAGATAATATATTAGAAGATTTTACACTTGATGATCTAGTATCTGAAATAATTACTGGGTTATTTAATGAATTAATTACAGAAGATTTAACCTTAGATGACTTGGCATTGGCCTCTGATGTAATAGTTATATTAGAGAACATAACAGCCCAAGAGTTATTAGTTGAGACTAGAATGTTAGCATTCTTTGAGACTATTACTTTAAGTAGTGCAATATTATCAGATGTTATTGAGGGAATACTAGAACACTTACAAACACAAGATTTACTTTCTAGTTCTGGTATCTTTACTAATTTGTTACTGGATAATGTTTCTTTAGATGAAATACTTAAGTTAATATTTAAAGGAGACATAACAGATATCTTTACATTAGATGATACAGCTCAGATAACTGTATCTCTTCTATCTAAGATTTCTGAAATAATAAACACTAGTGACTCAGCGTCTGAAAGCTTATTTGCTATAAATGAGCTAATAGAAACTATAATCTTATCTGATATAGTTTTACACAGTTTCAGAGAAGGCGTAACAGACAATCTAACAATAACACAGTCTTCTTTAGATTTGCTTACAATGCTAAGTGAGTTAAGTTCTAACATAGCTTTAACATTAAACTCTACTGATACAATATTACTAATTAGTAGTATTGGTGAAAGTTTTACTTTGGATGATATTTCCCTATCTAATCAAGAGACTACCGAGTCTATATTAGATAATGTTGAGATGATAGTAGTTAATTCTGGAGACGATATATTCTCTGGGTGGGTATTAAACCCTGAAACATTTGCAATATGGAATTATGATAACTACAACTTTAACAGTATTGCTACTCTAAATCAACAAACCTTCTTAGCTAATACTTCTGGATTGTTTACTATGGAGGGAAATCTTGATAACACAGCCTTTATACAAAGCAGGCTGAAGACTAGAAGCTATGATTTCGGTAGTACTAATCTTAAGCAAGTTCCAGATATGTATATTGGACTTAGTATGAATGGTAGACTGATAATAGGCGTACAAACAGATGAACGTTTAGAAGTAAAATACGAGCTAAGTCTTCCAACAGAAGTATCAGATTTACAAACGGTTAAACTAGGAAAAGGACTAAGAGGAAGTAGTTGGCAATTTGAACTAATAGATTCAGAGTCAACTCAGTTCGACTTAACATCAATAGAATGGCTACCGATAATATTCGGTAGAAAAAGAAGATAACTTATGAGGAATTTATAATGGCAGGTGGTGATTTTGTATTAGGCGTAGCTGGAAATAATGCTGCTGCTAACGTAGTAGCCGGTACAGCTACAGCCGACGAAAGGGCTACTAAAGCTTTTAAGTCAGCTCAAGATAATCTAGATAGACTAGTTAATTTTGAGTTCTTTGAAGGTACTCCTATTAATCTATCCTTAGACGACATAGACTTAACTCCGGTAACACCTAATTTTCCAGATGCACCAGATGCACCTGTTCTTAACTTAAACCTTCCAAACTTTCCACCAGATATAGCATTCAATGCTATTCCGTCTGTGGATTTCGGAGAGACTCCTACCTTTGATAAGGAAGCCCCTAACTTACTCTTCCCAGCTACCCCCGCTCCTAGTACGGCTATCCTTCCTACAGAGCCATCTGTAGATTTGGAAGTAGTATTTCCAGATGCTCCTGTACAAGTTATACCCGATGTACCTACCTTATTAGACTTAGATATTCCAGATGAACCTGTTATCGACCTACCAGTATTTACTGCTGCAATTCCAACTCAAAATATAGTGATTCCAGGGAATACTTTCTTTTGGAGCGAAAGTCCTTATACATCTACAACCTTAGATGCTGTGCGTAACAGTCTTTTGCAAAGAATACAAGGTGGTTCTGGACTGGATCCTACTATAGAAAATCAAATATGGGATCGTGCTATTCAAAGAGAAAGTGTAACTTCTCTTAGACCAAAAAATGAACAGCTTCAGAAAGATGCTCAAACAGGATTTGCTAGACCTTCTGGAAGCACATTAGCAGCTTTAGACTTTATATCTCAAAACACTCAGAATCAAAGCAATTCGTTATCTAGAGATATTGCTATAAAGCAAGCTGAACTAGAACAAGAGAATCTAAATCAGACCATCCAAAGTATTATCTCCTTAGAACAAGTACTTACGAGTCTTCATAGTAGCGTACAAAGTAGGGCTCTTGATGCTGAGAAGTTCAGTCAACAAGTCTTCTTTGATATTTATAATGCTGAAGTAGCAAAATATAATGTAGAGCTAGAGACATACAAAGCATTTGTGTTGGCTTTTGAAACTCAATTAAAATCAGAAATACAAAAGCTAGAAGTATTTAAGACACAACTAGAAGGTCAGAGACTAATAGGTGATCTTAATCAACAAAGTTTACAAATTTATACTGCATCTCTTCAAGGACTTCAAACAGAAGTAGATCTATATAAGACTCAGCTAGAAGGAATTAATATAAAACTTTCTTCTGAGAATCTTAAGATACAAGTATTCAAAACACAAGTAGATGCTTTCAACTCTCAAATACAAGCTAAGAATTCAGAATACCAAGGATTCGGGGTTGCTGTAAATGCAGAGGCTACTAAGATGGATGCCTTTGGGAAGGAAGTAGATGCTTTCGCTAGTAGAATAGATGCTTATGCTAAAGGAATAGATGCTGATAAAACAGTAGCAGATGTTAGTATAGCTATAGAAGGGCTGAAAGTACAACAACAATCATTAAAATTGGATACCTATAGTAAGACAGTGGCTGCTGAACTCTCTGGTTTTCAAGCACAGAATCAAGCATTCCAAAGTAGTAATGCTGCATACGGTTCACAAATAAATGCTGAGTCAGCTCGTATACAATCAGAGATCTCTGTAACCAATCAGAAGATAACTCACGCTCAAGTTAAAGCACAAGTTGCATTAGAAAATGCTAAAATCTCTTTAGCTAATATAGAGGCTAGTTCTGGACAAGCGCTAGCAGCTATTAAGGCTACAGCAGATGTATCTTCTAGTCTTGCATCAGCAGCCTTAGCTGGACTAAACCATAGCTCTAGTGTATCTCATGGTCTAAGTTTGGGTAACAGTCTTAGTGAAAGTCACAGTTATGATGAAACTAAAACTGTACCTGAAGCAGCTCCTTTGTAATGGGTGTCTATAAGAAACCTAATGTATTCTTTACTGGAGTAAAGTCTAGAGCTAAAGAGTTAATAGGTTTTTCTAATGCTTTTAGGTTTAAAACTGAGTTATGGAATAAGGAGAAATACTATAGCCTTAGTACTAAACTAGAAGACGGAAGTTTGGTAACTATTAAGAAACTAATGAATGGTGAGTTGTATACATACATTGATACTCCTATTCCTGAAGTAATACCAGAGATTGAGGAAGAAGTGGGGGAAGTGTCTCCTTTCTTTTATTTAGCTCTTAATGAGTCTTCTGAAATACTAACAGATCCTAGTAACATAAATACAGAAGATAATCAAAAAATAATGTTAGTTTCTGTAGACAGCGAAACTGGTGAGACTAAAGGTGTTGAACTACCAGATACTAATCATAAAGCTGGTAATCTTGACTGGAATTATGAGTATACTTGGCACGGGCATATTAAAAGAGACTTTCCGATATTTTATGAAGGTTCGATTCCAGGGAGCGATATTATTGGGTATCCTGGATCGGTTCTAGCAGGAGAGTTTCCTGTGATATCGGATGATAGTGGTGGAACTACGAGCACCCCTTTTTATTATTATTCCAGATACACAACAAAAGTATTTAAAAATGGAGAAGCCATCTTAGATACTGATGAAAATAACTCAGAAGTAGTTTTAGGATATGCTAACATAAACGGGTACCACTTAGTTATAACCCTAACAGATTTTAGAAAGGATACTATCTGGAAAGTTAAGGATGATATCTGGATAGATATTGGAAAAATACAATATGTATCAGAGTCCGATGATGAACATTGGGTTGTAGGTAGAAGTCAAGCTGTGACATTTAGTCCAGACGGAACTAAATTTACTGGTGTTATAATAGTTACATCTAGTGAAAGGAGGTTTAATCTAGAGGATTTTTTTACTTTAACAGAAGGGGACGTTACTTTTGATGTATCAGGGGAACCTACTGGAATATCTTACACTTTAACAAGTGTCTCAAATTATTATACCAGAGATATAGAATCTAGCGGTTCGTTCTCAGAGCCAGGTAATTACTTTGATACAACTTCAGAAACTAGGACAATACCCGAACCACTTCCATTAGCCTCTGCCTATAAGTTAGATAACACATTAAACATACTTTATCTCTCTGATTATTCGTTTACAAGTAATAGAACTAGGACTGAAACAAGCATTCCAGCAGTCTCTATTTCGAATACTGTGACCAGTTCAGAAGAAGAGATTAGAGAATTTACAGCCTTTAATCTTTCCAAAACTGGTACAAGACTGGCCAACACTAGTAGTTCAGGGAATCTTTCTCTTGACCTAGGTACACAGGCAGGTAGTATAAATAGTTCTTCATCAGCAACTTGGGCTGGTCTTTCATGGTTTGATTATGTTGATTTAAAAAATGAAATCTATGTATACACATCATCTAGTGGAGATCAATCTAGTTTGAGCACTACTACGTTTGACGCCAGTCTTCCGTTTGTAGGAAACACCAGTCTTTCAAGCACTAATACTGAATCAATATCTGATCCAGATTTGTTTTTTAATGAAGTAACACTCGTAAACAGAGAAGGTTTTTCTAATATAGAGAACTCAACAAGTGAAACAAGTTTAACTGTTTTCGACTTCTTCGATTTAGTTGACATATTTAAAGACTCATCACTAGGTCCGAGTAACCCCTCTTTTTCGTTTACAGGTCAAGAAAGATTTCCCTTGAGTCCATTCGATTTTAAGATACAAGGTTTTGATATACCTCGTGAGTCTACAATTTGTTCAACAGATGAGAGTGGTAATAGTCTGATAAGTCATACTGGTACTTCTGAGTTTAATAGGCTTCAATCTGCAAACTTTCCTATTCCATGGACATTTGACCCAGTGCAAACTTTAACTGAGGCATACGTAATAAAGAAAGACCAAACTAAAGTGCAAGTAGATTGGAATAATATATATTCCTCTCAAGGACTTACTGTAGGAATAGATCCAAGATTTTGGCACACTACATCAATCAGTGACCCAGAAATAGCCATTTGTCTAACTAATTTTTAAAGAGAAAAACATGTCAGCATCAACAGAAGATATACAAAGAGATTTAGCAAAACAAAGAAGAAAACAGAAACAAAAAAAGAGCCAAACCAACCAAGGCTCTCAAAACCAAACACAAAACATAGGAGATGCTTCTGGACAAGCTAATCAGGGAGTTTCTTTAGGTGACACTAATGATCCTACTGTAGCATCTAACATAGCATCTAGGGTTATAGGTCTACAGAATCAAAGGAACCAAGGTCTTATTTTTTCTCCAGAGAATATAAGATCTCAACAAGCCCTACAGAAGTCTAATATTGAATCTGAAAGGAGAAGAAATGTAGCTGAAAGTATAGTACTAGGAGAAGTTCCTGATACTATAGACCCAATAGGGCAAGGTACACAGTCTCAAATTCAAAGTGTTAAACCTCAAGAAAGAGATACACTAAATCAACAAGCAGCTAACCAACCAAGTAAACTAGGGGTGACTCAAACCGAAGTTCCTTTAACAGGTTTCCAAAGACTACCTAAAGCAACACAAGAAAAACTAAGGCTTGAAGCTCTAGAAGTAGATCGTCAAAGAGGTCTGCATATTGAACAACTTAGAAACTTTGGTAAGAATATAGAGGCTAACCGTTCTGATTTAGGTCGTCAAGCTCCTGGTATTGCTAGGTTTCCCGATATAATTGGAGGAGCTGGGAGGCAACTTAGACAAAGAGACCAAGCTAGACAACAACTAGGGCAAATTAATCAGCAGACCACTGAAAAAAGAGCTGCTGAGGGACAACTAAATGTACAAAGATCTAGAGCTGAGACTGAAAGATTTCAAGCTGAAACTAACAGAGCCAGAGCAGTAGCTGATGATATATTCAGAACCAGAGCTGCTAAAACTAGTCCAGATACTCAGAATGATAAAATAGAGAGGTTAGGTAAAATAAGAGAACTAAGTGATACCGTATCTCTCCCAGTGCAACTGAATACTATAGGCATAGAAGCACTAGAGGCTAATGACAAAGCAGTATCTCTTAGAAATGCTTTGTTACAAGAAATACCAGAAAACGCCACTCCTGAAGAAAGATCAGAATTCATCCAAGAATTTATAGATGAATCAGGATTAGGCTCAGATGCTAGAACCGTCAATTTTGTAAACCAATTTCTTTCCTAAGGATAATCATGGCAGCACAAGAAACATTTAAACTAGGACAATTTACTGACTTTCAATTACCAAGCGTAATAGAAGATCGTACTTCTTCTAGGACTGGAAATGATTTTATACCAACTAACACCACTCCAACATCTGATCGCAATAAGAAACTGGAAGCAATAGTAAATTCTACATCTGATGGTCAGAGAGTTTCTGGAGATAGGATTCTACCAAAGAGAAGAAGGACTAATGAAGGTTCAGATTTCGGTAAAGCTTTTGATAGCTCTATAGAAAGCCTTAAGGCAACTGGTCACGGTGCTGCTGCGGCTGTAGGTACTGCCCTGGGGTTTGAAGATTTCGCTGATGCTGAGATAAAGGCCTCTAATCGTAATCAAAGAAAGGCTGATAGGTTGGCCAGAGGTTTAATCCTAGATCTTAAAGATGTAGAATTCGATAAAGGAATTGGAGAAGGTATAGGTGATCTTGGTTCTTATTTTATAAATGGTGCGGGTACTTTAGCACCTAGTATATTAGAAACGGTTGCTGCCGGTGTTGCTGGAGCTGCTGTAGGATCTGTTGCTCCTGGGGCTGGTACTGTAGCTGGTGGATTATTAGGTGCAACTGCTAAAATAGCAGGTAAGAAAAAACTTCAATCATTAATAAAAGAATATGTTGCTACTAAAGGATTTAAAGAAGTAGCTAAAACCTCAGCAAGAGGAGTTGCTCTTAATGCCAGAAAGAAAAAGATTGTAGAGGATAGCATGTCTAGATTCTATCAAACTGTTGCAGTAGCAGCCTCTGGTCAGACATTAGGAACTGGTGAGATATTTAACGAGGCTTTAGAATCTGGAGCAACTAAAGAGGAAGCATCTCAGTTTGGGCTGATAGGTGGTGTTCCCTTTGCAGCATTAGATTCTATACTTCCAGCTAGTATTATAAGAGATCTAGGTGGAAAGTTTATAGGGGGTAGGGTTAAGAACGCCTTACGTGAGGCTGGAGAAGGTTTTGTAAAAGAAGGGGCTACTGAGTTAGCTCAAGAAGAAATACTTCTTAGGACCAGCGAGAACTTTGATGATGATTTTGATATAGCTGGAGAAGAAGCTAGCTCTAGAAGATTGAATGCTTTTGTGTTAGGTGGTTTTGGTGGTGGAGTTGTTGGAGGTGCCGCTGGTGCTACTCAACGTAGAGTAGAATCTAAAGATTTAAAAACACCTTTAACTAATACCGACTTCAGTAATAAAGAGGTTCGATCAGCTTTTGCTAGAGTTCAAAGCTTATCTGAAAGAGGTAACTCTGCCTTAAATAAACTAGGGACAGATGTAGATCAAGATAGAGTTAATGAAATAATTAATAGTACTTCTCAATCTATAGAAACCATAAAACAAGACATAACCAACAAATTCTTATCAGAAGAAAATAAAGATACGGCTTCTAGGGCTGAAGCAGAGGAAGTATTAGAAGTAATAGATACCTTAGTATCTGACACATCTTCTGCTAGAGCTCAAATACAAGAAACTGTAGATTCCAGAGTTAATGAGCCAGACTTAGAAAGAAGAACTAATCCTGAGTTTGATAATATAGCTAAAATATCTGAAAAGGTATTAGGAACTTCTCAGGGCCTTGGAGAAGAGTTGACTAAATCTGAATTAGAGATTCTAACTCAGTCTACTCAAGCTAGGCTTAAGAGTCTAGAAGATCAAGAGCAAGGGGCTGAGCTAGGGTTGTCTAGTCTGAGATCTACTACTCAAGAAGATATCAGACAGATAGTAAGAAATAGAGATCTCCAAACAGATACAGAAGGCTTATCTGAGCAAGAAGTAGCCTCTGGTAAAAAACAAGTAGAAGCTTCTAAAAAGAAAGTCAGAGTTGAGAAAGAAATAGAAGAACTCCCCAGTTCTAATAATTCTAAACCTAAACCTACAAGGGCTAACACTAAGCCAACTAGAAAAACTGAACAAGTTATAGATGTAGAGGATGAGGGTATCCTAGACACTTCAAATCTTCCTAAAGATGTGATCAAAAACTTTCCAGTAGATCAACTTAAAGATGCTAGGGTTAAAGTAGTTGGAGTATCTCCTAGGAAAATAGAGGTATTAGCAGAAAGCTCAGATGGTCAAGTTCACAAGTTTAAAGTTTTTAGAAAATCATTTGTATCACAAAAGAAGATACCTGATTTAGAAGATACATTAGTAAGTCAAATTGAAATAGAGGATAAGATTAAGTCTAAGAACTTTGTGGATAATAGTTCTACAAAACCTATCTTCGCTGCTTCTGCTAAAGATCCAAATATAGATATATCTCAAGAACTAGAAACTCTCTCTGATAAAAATAAAAGAGGTAAGCTTAATAATGAAGAACTTCTTAGATTCAATGAGCTAGAGTCTCAAGTAGAGCTAGATGATACTCCTACAGCAAATATAGAAGAATCTGATATCTCCTTAGAACAATCTATGGCTGCTGCTACTTCTGAAGTATTAGCTAAAAAAGCTGAGCTTCAACAAACCTCCCTAACTGAACAAGATATTCAAACTATCTCTTCTATAAATACTGAGATAGGGGAGCTACAAGAGTTAAAAAGTATCCTTGACCAAGATGTAGATTTAGAGGAAAGAAAAGAAATACAAAAAAGAATTCTATCTTTAAAGAATGAAAAGGATAGCATAAAAGGGGCTTCCTTAGAACAGAATGTATCACAAAAGAAGATTACAGAAAAATTACCTTTAGGAAACAGTGAGACTATTGTTACAGAGGATGTGGATAATGTTTTAGTAGAGTCAAGAGAGACTACTTCCTTTCCTGAAAAACCTACTCCAGAGCTGGCTACTAGGATGAATGAAGTTATATCTAGAATTAAATCTGGACTGACTGCTAATAATAGTGATATTCAAATTCACTATGCAACATCTTTTAAGGAGTTTAAAGAGGCTACTAAAAGATCAGATATTAATAGATTGAGGTTTGATTCAATCAAAGCTGTTGCTATAAAGAACCCAGAAGGCAGTCCTGTTATTGTAATCAATGGTACAAAAAATACCATGCAAGTTCCAGAGACTGTAGTCGCTACTCTTATGCATGAGTTGGTTGGTCACGTAGGAATGACCAGGGTCTTCGGGGATAAATTTACATCCTTTAAAAGAGCGCTGTTAGACAGTAATCAACTTCTTAGGAATGATATTCTTAAGTTAAGTACTAAGTGGAAAAGTTATCGTCAGACTTGGTTACAACTTAATAATAATAATGAATCAGGGCTAAGTGATAAAAATAGTTATACGTTCAAAGATCCATCAACTAATAAACCAGTAAGACTTCATGACAGTGTTGCATTGGTATTAGCTGAAGAATATATGTCTGAACTTGCAGCTATTAAGATGATAGACCGTAACTTCAAAGTCAATTCTAATCTTAGAGAAGGTTTCATATCTAGGGTAGTTAAAAAGCTTATGCATTTTTCTAGAAGTATACTGGGTAAGTTTAACTCTGGTCTAAACGAGGAGGACATGCTGAGTGCAGTAGCAGCCTCTGCTAATTTCTTATTTAAAGACAATGTCTCCTTTAAGTTTTCAGATATGAGACAACCAGTGCTTAGAGCTGAACTTAGAAAAAGATCAGATGGCATAGGGTTAGATTCTTTTGGAAGATTAAAAGTAGATCGTAATTTAGGATTTGGTATTGATAAAACATCTACTTCTAATAAATTGAAGCAATCAGAGAAAGATTTTATAGCTGACTTAGAAAATATAGATCTTGAACAATTTGCATTTGATATGGAAGAAGGAAAGAGCGCTGCTTTGGCTATGGGTGCTGATTCTAGGATCACTGATGGAGTGACTAAGGCCCTAGCATCTGGGTACGGTAAGCTCAACGAAAGCGCTAGAGCTTCTTTTGCTAATAAGATTGGACGTAAGATTCAAGGGAACCCATTCCTTAGTAAATTCTTTGCTCTAGGAAACCTTCCACATAAGGAACTGTATAATGCCACCCAAGCAGTTACAAAAGGTAAGCTAGGTAAGTTAGAGATCTTAGCTAGAAAGTCATCTAGAGATTTAAAAAACTTAAGTTCCTTTCAAAGCCAAAGAGTATTCTCTTTCTTTAAAACGAAATTTACTGAAGAAGAAGGAAGTGCTGCAATACAAGACCTATTAAGACAGGGTATCCCACAAGGAGTAGTAGACACTATTTTAGAATCTAAAAGTGCTATAGAATCTCTAGGGCAACAATATGTTGATTTGGGATTATTGAATGCAGATACTTTTGAAGAGAATCGTGGTAGCTATCTGCCTACTAGATATTTGAAGTACTTGTTTACTAATCCAGGAGGAGGAAAACAGACTTCATTCTTAAACTTCTTAAAGAAAGACAAACACTTAGATGATGATACCAAAGCAGCACTAGGTGAAATAAAAGACCCAGGGTTTTTAGTATCAGAAACAATTGGTATGATGGGGAGGGATATAGGCATCCTTCAAATGTTTGAAAGCCTAGCAGAGAATGGAAGGAAAGGGAGTACTGGATGGATACTTAACTCAGAAGATTTTGTTCAGTTGAGAGGAAAGAATAGATCTTTAGATTGGTTAGAGAAAGAGATAGACAGGGTAACTGATATCCTAGCAGATCATGATTCAGATAATACTGGAGCATTTCAACTAACAGATGATCAAGAGGCTTTCAATAGAGCTCTCTTAGCTGAGATGACTGTGGCAGGACAGGAAGCAGAAGTTAGGATGTTAGATAGATTAAAAAGAGAGGCTAAAGAAGGTGGGCTGGGAGAGATAGATGCTACTCAATACCGTTCTCAGCACTATACAAAGCTTAAGAAGAGTAAAAGATTTGGAGCATTAAGTAATCTATGGGTGAGAAAAGAGATAGCTAACGATCTAGAAGGAGTAATGAACTCTTTCGAAATAGACCCTAATGATCCAATCTCTAAATGGTTCGGTGACTCTGGTGTATTGGTAAGAGGAAATTCATATTGGAAGACGCTTAAAGTACCATTCAATCTTCCATCTTGGTTTAGAAACGGAGCTGGTAATCTTACTCTTCTAGATATCTCTTCGACTACTCCCATGCCTAAACTAACTGGTATGTATATCGAAGAGATTTTTAACGCCGCCTCTAAAAAAGAAAGTAAGTATTGGAACTGGGCTGTAGACAACGGATTGTTTGGTACTACTTATGCAGCATCAGAGTTATATGGTTTACAAAGAGAGTTTGCTAAGAAACTTAAGATAGGAAAAAATAATGACAAGCTAACTGCTGGCTCTAAAATGAAGGGTATGTTTGGATTTATGAATGAACAATTCTTAGGAGCTGCTGATACAGCCTCTCAGATGTTTGGTTTGCTAGAAGGTAGTTTTAAAACTGTAGCCATGAGAGATTTTATCCAACAGTGGCAAGCCCAGAATGATGTAAAAAGCATAGACTCTCTTCCTAATGACCAAAAACAAGCAGTAATCTTAGAGGCAGTTGCACATGCTAACAATGCACTATTTGATTATAGTCAAGTAGCCCCACTGGTATCCTTTGCAAGAAGATATCCTTTAGGTGCTCCATTTATAACATTCATGTATAAGTCCTTTCCAGTTGTCTTGGAGGCTATGGCTAAACGTCCACAGAAGTTTATTAAATATGCTGCCTTCCCTATGCTTATGAATATGATGGCTCAAAGCATGAATGACTGGGATGATGATGATGTAGAAAGATTAAGGGCCTCTTTTCCACAATGGACACGAGATAAGTCCAGCGTATTTCTTTTTCCTTATAAAGATGCTAATGAAAACCCGCAGTTTGCTGAGTATGGATACGCATTACCCTGGAGTCCTTTTATGGATGCAGGATTAAAAGTAAATAATCACTTTGAGGCAAATAGCATATCTAGTGCTGTTAGCTCTAGTGTATCGTTAGGAGCTGATATATCTGATGATTTAGGATTACTTGGTGGCCCACTAGCACAAGTTATAACTGCTTGGAAATCTAACAAAGATAGTTTTACTGGTAGAGATATAGTTAATCCTGGAGACTCTGCATCTAAACAGATAGCCAGCAGAGCTACTTGGGCTTGGAATATGGCAATGCCTAGTTTTATTACTAGTCATGGCTTTCTTGGTAAGCTATATGATGACTTAGACATAGATCTACCAGGTCTGCCAACTCCAGAGCCACTAGATAGAACTGGAAAAGATAAGATTACTGCTGGTCAATTAGTTGGTAATCTAACTGGTTTCCAGAGTAGAGGTTTCGATCCAGAGGATTCAGTACAAAGTAGCTTAAAATTCTTTGCGCTGAAACTAAGAGAGATTTCTACTGCTCGTAATCGATTTCTCAAAGATCCTAATATAAGGAGAAATCCAGAAGAAAGGGCAGCAGGATTAAGAGATTTTAATACACGTCAGAAACTAATTAATCAAGAACGTTCTGACTTCCTAAAACAAGTAAGAGGATAAGATGTCCAATATACAAAAATTTGATAATAACGCAGAGACCACCTTAGCCTCTATACTAGCAATAGGTGCAACAACAATGACTGTTGCAGTTGGTGAGGGGGCTTTATTTAAAGAGATTGTAAGTCCTGATTATGAGTTGGCTACTATAGAGAACTCTGGAGCTACTCTAAGAGAGATAGTTAAAATAACAGCACACACCCTCGCCTCTGATTCATTTACAATAGAAAGAGCTCAAGAGGGTACTTCTGACCTAGCTTGGGCCATTGCAGATAAAGTAGAAGTTAGGTTGACAGAGGAAGGATTGAATAGATTTCCTCAGATAGATCCAACAGGCAGTTCTATAGAAATAGGAGCTGACTTAAAGAATGTTCTACCTAACTCTACTGTAATTCGTAATCCTATAGTAGTCCCAGATCCAGTAGCCCAAAGTATCACCATAGACACAGCACAAGAGAGATCTTCTTTCTTAAGTGGAACTCCAACAATCCTGACTACTGAAGAAATAGATTTGACAGTTGTAGCTGGTACTGAAATATCTTTACCAACTAATTTCTATGTAGAAGAGGTAGGTGTATTGTCTACTGAGATTACTGGGCTAACAACTCAACCTACAATATCATTTGGTAGCAGCGATGGTGGTGCAGAGATACTTGCAGCTAGTTTAACAACTGTTCTTACACAAGCAAATAGGCTACAAAGGTATACATCTCCACTTCTTCCTGAGGTAGGTCACAGCTCTAGTATCTTCGCTAATGTCTCAACTGCTGGAGTTGGTACTTCAGTGAAAGGAAGGTTCTATTTTAAGGGTTTCTTTATAGGAGGAGTTCCAATAGCAGAGGTTCCAATAGCTCAATATAAACTAGATGAAACATCTGGATTGATTGCAGTAGATTTTATTGGAGCAGTTAATGGAACTATATCTGGCGGGGTTACTTTAGATAAAACAGGGATTTCTGGGACTAGTATGTTTTTTGATGGAGTTGATGATGGAATCAATCTAGGAACTAATTTCGCTTTTGAAAGAACTGATTCATTTAGTATTTCCGCTTGGATAAAAACCTCTAGTGCAAGCAATCAAGATATTTTTGCTAAGCAGGAATCATCTGTTAATTTTACAGGGTACGGATTTACTATTTTAACGTCTGGGGCTATAACTGCTGGTATAATTAACACTGTAACAACTAACCAAATAGGAGA